TTGCACCAGACCGTGTACGCAGGGTTATGTCGTGCACAAAGTAATCGCCCTCGGAATCAATGGAGTCAGCCCTACCGCCCCAGTACATGTGGCTTAAGGGGTTTGCAGAAGAGGCGGCCCTGGTCACGCGGGGTAAAGGCATGAAATTATTAAACTGCTTAACGTAAGAATTAGTGACAAATAAATCGACCCTTACAAAATCATCAGCGTCAAAAGCATCTATCGAGCCTTGTGATGTATTTGTTGTGCCAGATGCAGTAAGCATCCTACCTGTGTTATTTGCATGTGCGATATAAATATCATTGGTATTAATTGCAGTATAACGAGCATAAAAAAGCCACTTATTCCCATTGGTGTCCGCATTGTTAATGCTGACAGCTTCTTTTTCAACGTAAAAAGTAAGCCAAAAACCACTAAGTAATTTAGCTCTGTTGTCGGCCGATAGTCCCGCGAATAAATCCAATCTGGCATGTGGGCTATTTAGTCGTAAACCACGTGCAGAGTCATATTCTTCTACGCCAGAACCAGAACCAATGACACTTGTCCCGGCTGGTAACTCTGCTTCTGATTTGCAACTCCCCTGAAGAATAATATCTGGGTCGTCAACACCGAATTCTGGAAAACCTGTGTATCGTTTAGCCATGATGTTATCCTAAGTCTAATTTATATGTGCCATTGCCAAGCGTATTGGCTTGTACGAACGCACCTGTACTGTCTTTAAGGAAGATATTGCCTTGGGTATTGCCAATAGACAATCCTTCAATTGCAATTGTTTCACCTGTCAATCCAGATATAACAATATAGCCACTATTAACCGTGAAGTGCCAACGGATTGTAACGGCTTCAACACTCGCACTTTTAGTAAACGATAAATTAGTAAATGGCAAACCAAGCCTTGCACAATGGCCCTCAACGGTGTCGCGTAATGCTGCCGTAGAGTCTGCCACTATTGCATCAGTGTGTGGAATGCTGCGTTCTTCTGGTACGTCTGAAACCGTTAACCTAACGAATAGCGATCCAAGAGAGCTTGAAAGCCACGCTCTTGCTTTTCCAGTTAAAATGTCTAGTACTTTCATCTAGGTTCTCCGATTAAAAAAAATTAGTGACAATCCCTGTCCATTAAGTCCTAAACTATGCGTCGATTAAATCGTTCATAGTTTGCTCAGCAGCCTCAACAGCTGCTTGTGCTTCTTCTACTTTACCTTGCAGTTTTTCAACTGTTGCAGGTTTAGCGTCGTTCGATTCTGCAGTCTTCAAATTAGAACCTGCAATTACGAGTTGCTCTTTAGTTGCTATCACAGCATTTCGAGCTTCTTTTAAAGCTACCTTCTGAGCTTCAGCTGCAGCGACTGCTTCAGTGAACTTCTTAGCATCTTCAACAGAACCAGCTTTGCCCATGACAATAGTCTCACGGATACGAGGTATCTCAGTTCGACCAAAAGCCATAGGGTTAGCAGCTTTGCGTAGTAACGCATCTTTACGATTTGGGTCTTTTGCACTTGCGGTTAGCATTAGTAATGCCTCCAAAATTTAATTAATAAATGAGCATCCTTGCTCGCTGTTTAGTATCTTACTAGGTTGAGCTATTCACTGCAGTTAACAAGTAACCGTAACTAGCACCTGTGATCTTCTCATCTTGATAAAGGCCAGCTTCAACTTCTTCCGCTTTCTTGCGAGAGTCGTATGGGTGGCGTTCTACTACAAGAGGAGCAGGCAAGTTGCTTTGCTGCCAACGGAACGTATAACCAAACGATGGCAATTCCGTATTAGGAGTTGATGGTGTCCAATGGAACAAGACATTATCACCCCAGATAGAACTTAAGTTTTCGTCCTGACCTTTAGCACTTGCATTCTGGAAAGAATCACCAATGTTAACTTCCTTAACATCAAGTAACGCAGCTACTTGAGAAGTGTTAGGATAACCACCACCATTATCAACACCAAAGATAAGATCTCGGACGTTATTATCACGGCGGAAAGAATCCCATGCTTCAGGACCAAAAGTTACCTTGATACCAGACTTAGGAACACCATTAGCATAGTGAATATTGTCAATAGCTGCATGAGTATCACCAAGAGGATCACCAGCGCCACCCCAGCCAGATTCAACAGCTGAATAAGATCCAACGTTAGCAGGAGTCAATACAAGATTAGCTGCACGAACTTCCCAACCTAAATAGATGTCATCAACACAGCGTTGAGACTTACCATTTAGCTTATTCATCAGCATACCAGGATCTGCATTTGCTTTATCTTCAATAGTAACTGAACGCTTGATAGCATAGTTACGAGCGAAGTAAGTTGCTGACCCAAAGTCGTCTTCCACGCGGTTCGCTTCAGCGCCCGGAGAACGTTCACTACGTTTAACACGTAAGATCTGACCACGATCTGCTTCTAAATAAATATCAGACTGTTTATCTACAATAACAATTGGAAACAATGTGTCTGCAATCATGCCCATAGGCTTATAGCCCATAGCCATTTTCGTTAGCACTTTATCGACGTGCACGTCTTTAGAGTTCATACCCATGAGAGCACTCCTTAAGCGTTAGTGTGAAGGTTAGTGAAATTCAAAACGAAATCACCGAATGAACCTGAAGTAATTGCAGTGTTTTCTGCAAATCCAACAGACACATCTCCTGATGAAACCGCTACAAGGAAACCACCAGAAGCGACAGAGACAAGACCGCCTGCGGCAATAGCGCCACCAGCTTGTCCTTCTGCTCGACCTTCATAGGTGAGAGTTGCTTGTTCCCCTGAGTCTACTTTAAATTCAAGTATACCTCGAGCTTCGTTTGCGCTTTCAGCCAGAGTACCATCAATGCTGCATACTCGCTTTGTAAAGCCAAGTAAGCTGGTTCCAGCAGTTACTGTAATACCATTTCGCATAACAGTTACTCCCCGTCGTTTTCGTCAGTGTATTCGCGTGCTAATTCAGGATTAGCTGAGAATACAGTGTTAATAGCATCACCGTATGACAGGTTAGAGTTTGCAGCTGTAAGCTTGCTAACTTCGATGTCAACACGTTCAGAAGCAAGCAAGTCGCCTTTGTCCTTATTGTCCTTGTCATCTTTAGCAGAGAATTTAGTACCAGGCTTAGATTCAGTACCAACCTTAAGTACGTTAATCGAGAACATGACTTGATTTTTAGTTTCAGCAGTAAAGTCTTTCATCAACTGGTCACGTTGACCAGGTGTGGCTTTACCTTCTTTAACTAAGGCTTCAAGATCATCTTCAATAGTTTTCTTTTCTACAGCAAAAGCTGTAGCTTCACTTGAAGACTTCATTTCTTCAATAGTAGCTTTATCTTTTGCGGCTTGAGTTGTGAATTTGGCTGCTGCTGTAGCATTTTCGCCAATCACCAGTTCTTGCGCGGTGACCTTTGCTTTCAGAGCATCAAATTCGGCTTGTTCTTTAGCATCCATCATAGTGGATTCTCCCGAATGGTTAATAGTAGGTTTCTTGCTAAAAGTAGCATGACTAGAGAAAGCAAGATTATTCGCAGTCATGTAAGTCTTCAGATCTTCTAGCGTATTAACAGCAGGCATATCCACACCGAGCAACGCTACAGCCGTCAGAACTGTTCCGTAATCAACCCCTTTATGGTTGACTTCAAAGGAAGCCTCTATTGAGACGTCCCTATATAGTTTCTTTTTAAAAGCTTCTTTTACAATGCCAGGCACATCAGTGAATGTAGCGAATAGCTTTTCACCTTCAACCCAGACTTTAGATACCCAACCCAATGCTGGTTGACCATCGGCTTGAGCTAATACTTGTTCTTCATTATGTCCTAACTTCAAAGGCACATCTAGTACACTAGATAACCGAGTAAAGTTATTTGCTAATTGCGTAAGCATTTCAGGAGTAACGGTAATTTCGTTCCATACTCCAACTGCGAAAATATCTTTAGTTATGTCACTCACTGTACGTTCCTCTTAACTAGTAGTATATCAAATATTGCGCTAACTTTTGTCCCTGAAGCAGAAGATACTCCTCTTACTTCGACATCCATTTTGGGGGGTAGCCGAGGCGGAGCCTTGAAAAAGTAATCGTAGTTAGTAGAGAACAGTTCTACTGCATGGGCTACTACGAATACCTCCCCAAACATTCTTGTATAAAATAATATGGAAACATCTTTTCCAGATGATGCAGACACTTTGCCGAATATGACATAGCCATCACAATCGCCTGGTATAGTGTATGCTGCTTGTAGAGTCCTATTATTGCCGTTTATTATTTGAGAGTATACTGTGCTCGCAATCTCAGCAGTTAATACTCCCTGTAAGCCATTTGGACCCCTTATAGTCATACGGTGTACTCTTATAAAGGTAGTTGTAGTTTGCACAGTAGCTATACCCGCTAAGGCAACTTGCTCTGTTTGCTCTATCCAATTCTCATCGAGGCCATTTATGTCTACCGCCCAAGCGCCAGAGCCTGCTACTGCATCATTCACATTTGTGCTTTGTATGTCAATTACAGAAGCTGATGACGGGTACGGGAATATCCCACCAGCATCCCAAATAGTTTCTTCAGCAGAGCCTATGTCTTGGTTACGCCCAAATTTCTGTACAAAAGTGTGGCCAGGTACATGCCCTTTTGAAACTTGCAAATAGTAATCCGAAATGGAAGCGCAGCCTGCATCTGAAGCAAGCTTTCCTATCTGTTCACCTGTAGAAGATTCAAAATGGTGAGTCATTATGCAAATCCGCCTTGGGGTTCTATAGTAGGCTCTTCACTCTCAGACCATGAATCTATTTCTGTCACTGCTACCAATAAAGATCTACAGTTAAAGTGATTGGGCGGCCTGTAGCTTTCCCAAGTATCACCTTCTACTCCATGAGTATGACCATCAAGATGTTGACATATCTGTGTGGTAGCAGAATCTAGTATAGCGGAATACTCAAGTGCTTCTACAAAACCATCAAGCTGAGGATCTGTAAAGTATGAATAACGCGATTCATTAATAGCTTCAAAGCCATTAGTCCTAAGCATTGTGTCAATACGCGCTTGAGGATTCTTTAAGTTAGGATCAAGCGCAGCACCTAACGCTTCTTTATAGTCCTCTTCAGACATAAAACCATTAGCACCCATGGCACGATATATCTCTATTTCCATTTGAGCAAAGGTCTTTCCACCTTTTATTCCATTAGAAATAACTTGAGAGATTATTGCTATAGCATCATCTGACAACTTACCTGCTACTTTAAACGATTTGTCCTTGAAGAACTTATCGCTTACAAAGCTTAAACGTTTTTTGTCTGCCTTCATACTGAAAGACATACCTTTTGCTTTATCTATCTCATTCTCTGCGTGCTTTTGACCTACTTTCCAGAAGTCATTTAACGTAGCACTGATTATGTTCTTTAATTTAGTTTTATCTTTCTTACTAAATGATACTTTTCGTATGTTGTTTTCTAAGTTATCTTGAGCATCATGTATCTTGACCTGGCTCACTACATCTTGAGTCATGCTGTAGAATAAAGAAGTGATAGGTTCTGATTTACTTTCTTCAAGCGATTCAGAAGTTCTCTGTATGACTTTAAAGTCTACACGTTGTAGTGACTTATCAAGTGTTTGCTGTTTATACAATGCAGCATGCTTACCTGTCAAGGTCCCATCAGGCTTTTCTACTTTTTTCTTCTTATTTCCTTTTGCATCTTCGGATCTGGGTCCGGCAGGTATATCGTCGCTAGGATTGCTAGCAGGATTGCTAGCAGGATTGCTAGCAGGATTGCTAGCAGGATCATCCACAGGTTCATCTTCTATACCCTCTTCTTTTTCGGGGAAACCTAATAGGTCTCGTACATGCTTCTCATCTGTTTCAGACTTAGTAACAGCGTTCGCAGTAACAAGGTCTTTCCATAACATAACTATTGCTTTAATCTGTTTATCTGATATAGGCTGGAATTCAATACGTGGCCAAAAGTCATCAGCAAAGTTGATTTCACCGAGTTGTCTGAACAGTTGCTCGTTAAGTGTTTCTTCTAATCGAGTAGCATCTTGGTCTAGTGTCCACAAGAATGCTTCGAGCTGTGTATCTGACTGTGAGAAGCTACCTGTTTGTCCTGCTGGAGTAATACCCATCAAGTTAGGAACTAGTAATGCTCGGGCTATACCTAAATCGTGTTTATCTATTGCTTTACCGAAAGCTTCGCCATTGCCCGATGGGAACTCTATATTGAATTTATCACCTTCCCCAAAGATCATGCCTGCACCGTTTACAGTATTCCGTAGAACATTCTGTAAAGCTTTATATGCAGGAGTATTAGCAGCAGACTTAGTGGTTATCCATTTAAAACCTGAAGCTGAACGTTCTAGCCACATGTTGTAAAAGATAATAGCCATGTCTTTAGAAAACCAAGAACGATACGCTTCTCTCAGTTCAGATTGACCATAGTGTTCATCTATTTCAGGGCTTTGCACATGGTGGATAAATTTGTCAAGGTCTAGTTCTTGCTCTTTACCATTGATTGTTTGAATGAACTTCTCTACATTACCATAATCATCTACAACAAACTCGAAGGTATCGTAAGGTTTTAACTTTAGTTTGCTTATGCCCCAGAACGTCTTTCCTTTATAGTCTAGTTGTACAAAGTTCTTTTCTGTATAGGATACACCTTGAGACATAGCAGTCATAATACCATTGAAGGCATCAATAGGAGTACCAACTAATTTATTCATTATATGATTCATTACAGAGATACGACGATCAGCTTCTTCTTCACCAAGTTCATCTACGTCTGCAACAAACTTAAAATCTCGAGAAGTTACAGCATCCCTTTTGAACTTTACTACAGCTTTAACTTGTTCATCTATAAGCATCTTCCTATAAATGCTATGCCCTTTCTTACCTATCAGGTCATCAGGGTTATACTTCTTAATACCATTAGCTTGGAATATTGAATCTTCAGACCAAGCAGTATCACCAACAGGAAGTGATTCTGCACTCTTTGTAGTAAAAAATACTGCTTGGCTACCAAAGAAAGGTTGGCTTCTTATGTGTAGGTTATTTTTGCTCATTGGAGACTCCCATCATACTGACTTCCCATTGTTTCTCCAACTGTTTCTGCTTCATCAGGACCGCTATGACCAATTACTGGTTGCTGTGTAGCAAATATCATGCAATCTCCATCAGTCATATCTGGTGACTTTATATTCTTTCTTACCATTTCTGCTTTTGTCATAAGATCCTCAACGCGCTCAGCCCCTGGTTTGCTCTTTATACTACAGGTTTGAGCGATGTAATCTTCCCAGTCATCATCATCATCCCATACACTATCAAGGATTATGAGTGTATTATCTCTATATGCATCACGAAGTCCCATATAAGACTGAGTTCTGCGATTGCGCCATTCCTTAGCATCATCTGATGATTCACCTCCTTTATAGATAACGACACTATATCCAGCTTCGGCAGCTAATACGGGACTTTCGGCTGTTGGGAAGTTATATCGATACTTTTTAAGTATTACTGTAAATGATTCGTACATTTTAGCTACAGTGACAACAGTATCATCTGCACCGCCATCCGCTACATCGATTGTCACTCTTAATCGAGGTATTGAACCATCCTCATCATAACTATCTGATCTAGCACGTTCTATCCATGATAATGCTATTAATTGATTCTCATCACTATCAGCAAAGTTACCATAGCACCTTACTTGTACAACTGGAGAATCCTTTCCATACTTATCTTCCATTTGTTTAACCCAACCAGGATCAACTCTAGTCGTTTTATCTAAAGAAACATGTAATTTGTAATAATACTTAGAAACCTTGTCTCTATTGTGAGAGTCATAGAAAGTACCAATGTTCTTAGTAGGATTAGAAATCATAATGAATATAACGATTTTACCAGTAGAGAGTGCACCTTCGATTACAGGAAAGAGTGCTTCGTCAACACCAGATGCTTCTTCCACTATAAAGAGCATATAGTCATCATGGTATCCTGCAAGATTCTCTGGTTGCGAAGCAGTTTCAGCTAACGCTACCCAATCTACGTCACCAGCCCATGTGATCTTAGTAGTATCTACAACTGTTAATTTCTGATAAAATTCTAATGCTGTTGATTTAATCTTGCGGAATGCAGGCCATAATCGTGTAATAAGCTGCTTTTCTTTAGGTGCAGTCGCGATAATACGGCCTTTATATATGAAATTGAACAAGTGCATAATTCCAGCAACGCCGAACGTTTTTCCCGGACCATGCATTGCTCTAACTGTTATCTTATTCTTACCATCGTGGTTACATACGGTAGGTTGGCCTTTCTGAAAGCGTTCTACATCTAGTACTGCTTGAATAAGCTCTTCTTGCCATAAGTCTAGTTCTGTACCCAATATAGCCTTAAAGAATTGCTTTGGATTGTTCTTTGCCTGTAATATAGCATCCGTCATTACTTCAAACGAAGGATCTAATATAGCGACTCCCATTATATTTCACTCATTGCAGCAACTGCAGTGGCGAACACAGCTAAGGGGTTGCTCCCTGTAGAAGAGTCGATTTCGACAGCTTTAAGTTCAGGTAGTACAAATCTTAGTCTTTTCAAGTTTAGGTCCACCTTTGCTTTAACTACATCAATTTGTAACTTTAAACAATCTAGCTTTATAGAAATGGCAAGTAACTCTTCTTTACGTCGCTTCGTTATTTTACCGGTTTGTATTTCTACTTTGCGTTGCTTAGTAGATCTAAGCTCATTGTATATCTGTTCATATTGCTTGTAGGACCGACCTAGTTGTACTAAGTATTGGCTTCCCTTTAATTTCTTGCGCAGTTCTTTTTGACTGCGATCTTTGATTTTATCAGCGCGACATCTATTATCGGCTAGTTGCTGTTGTATTGTGCGGTTTTTCCTTTTAGGTTCTTTTTCACCCTTTTTATTATTATCAACCATTTTCATGCACTTAGTAATTTGGTTGCTTCCGATATTAGCCCAAAGTATAGCCAAATAACAATTTTATTAGCCAAAGTACTGCATTTGAAATTTCGAAACGTACTATATAGAGCAAGTTTACGCACTTTTTATAGTTAAAAAGCTCAGTTTTTGAGCAAAGTAAGGATAGTATCTCAATTCAACTTTTTTGCTTTTTAGTTTTTATTAAAAAAGTTTTTCGTTTTCAAAAATTAGCAAAAATGCAAAAATCAATAACTTACGTGCTTTATTAACACTTATTCCTAACTGTTGCCTAACTGCTTGTCAATTTCGGCAGTAAGGGAGTTCTTATAGATCAATAGCTTACATGCTTTACTAGTCCTTACTGCCTAACTGCTCATACTTTCAAAACCTATATATAAGAAATAGAGAGAGAAACACATTAAAAAACATATAATATTTAAGCTATTCTCTCTATTCTTCTATTTCTATTTCTTTTTAACTAAAGTAAGGATAAAGTGTTAATAAAGCATGTAAGCTATTGTTTTTAAAGGACTCCCTTACTGCAAAAACTGAGCAAAAGTAAGGATAAAGTAAGGCAATGATACATCTCAAACTTTAAATAAACCTATAAGCTATTGATTCCATTGGAATTAACGCTATTTTGGACTAAAAACGTATATATTATGCGCATTTTTACTGTATATTACTGCTTCAACTTAATTAAATATAAAAAGAGAGTACCAAAGTGCTAAAATCTACTGATCAAGTAGAAGCAGCTTTAAGTATAGCTGACTCTATAACTGATAAAATAATAGTTAACTCCATTTCGCTTATTGACAAACATTATTCACAAGCTTATTACAAACAGAACCCCCATCTGTTATCTTCTATAATTCAACTCCAGAAAGCCGTTTACTTAGAAACAATCAAACACGCGCAACAATAGAATATAACTATAAATCTAAGGTTCGAAATGAGTAAAATAACAATAACTCTAGGAAAGTCAGCTTATTCAAATAGAATAAAACAACATAGAACTACAGTAAAAGAACTATTTGATAAGCTTTCTCTACCAGAAATAAAAAATAAGAAAGATGGTAAATACTTTATATTCGCGTCATTTAAAAAGAATATACGAAATGCTCAAAATTTGAGTAAACACTATGGAGCAACAGTTGACCTTGACGATACGCCTTTAAGCATTAAAGAGGTTAAAAAGCTTTTCTCTAAATACCAATATTGCATATACACTACATTTAGTCATAAAGCTCCAGGTAAGGGCATAAGATACCGCTTAGTTCTCCCATATTTAAAGCCTCTTGAACGTTCTAAACATTCTAATGCCATGCTATACATAATGCATAAATTGGGCATAGGCAATGTTGATTTGAGCTCTAAAGTTTTATCGCAACCGATGTATTTGCCAGCAACTCCTAAAGCAAGAGAAAAGCATTTTAGGTTCTATAGCAAGTTAAAAGGAAGCTTATTCAATTTTAACAAAATTACTATATCGCCTGAAATGCAATGGGAAATGGACCAAGCACTCGATGATACAGACGAAGTTGCTCCAGTTGATGTAAACAAGGAAATAAGCGAAGGTGAGCGTAATCACGGAATAGCTCGTATGACAGGTAAGTTTATTTCTAATGGAATGGACTTAAATACAATACATGAATCAGTTCTTGCTTGGAATGACCGTAATTGCATACCTCCACTCCCTGATAAAGATGTTAAAGTTATAGTTGACTCAGTTTATAAAACACATAAGCGTAACCACAAAGATTCAGGTTGGGGATACGATGAGCTAGTAAGGCGTATAAAAGAGTCGAAACAACCATCAGAAGACTATGACTTATTTATAGAGCTAATATCGGGTTCTAAATCTAAGCTTAAAAAGTCGCAATTAGAATTACTGATTAGATTAATAAACAAAGTTACTAAACTCTCATTAACAGTCATTCGTTCTGAAGTACAAGAAAAAGTAATAGAGAAACAAAGTGACCAGGAAGAAGCAGATGCGAATACAGAAATTAAATCTGCTAAAGAGTTTAAGAAAAAATTCAAAGATTGGATATACTTACGAAAAGACGATAAGATATATAATTCTAAAAATGGCTTAGTTTATAAAACGGAAGGTTTCTCTAAGTCGTATTCTCATTATGTAGAAGAAGGCAATATACTCTCTACAATGCTTAAGCACAAGTCTATAAAGCAAGCAGACATGATGCAGTTCTTTCCAGGTAAAGAAAAAGTTTACCACATGAACAACATTATATATGCTAACACTTATTCAGCTCCTGATATATTTCCATTGCCTGGCGATGTATCAGTAATGACCAACCATTTTGAGTTCCTTATTCCTGATAAAAAAGAGGTAAGAAAATAAGATGGATGCCAATACTTAAAGGTTGGAAAGGTGTCGGCAAATCTATAATTATAACAAATATAATAACACCGTTACTAGGTGACAATAATGTAAAACCAGTTCCTGCTAAGATGGTTAAGGCGGATTTTAACTCTTGGCAATTAGATACCCAACTCGTTGCGTTCCATGAATTGAAGTTAGGGAAAACTCGTAAAGAAACTGAAGAGATGACCGAATCTATTAAAGAGTTCATCACAGAGCCAACGTTACTTGCTCACCGTAAAGGTATTGATGCTTATAAAGTTATTAATAAATCCAATGCATTCGGAGTTACTAACCATGAGGATGCGATTGTAATAACAGAAGATGAACGGCGATTTGTATTAATTAGAATTGAATCACATAAGAAAGATTCTAAGTACTATATAGACCTTTGCAAATGGTTAGATTCTAATATAGAAGAGATGTATGATTACTTTTTAGAGCGTAATGTTGAAGACTTTAATATATATGATGCTCCAGAAACTGAATACACTAAAGAAATTAAAGAGCAATCATTAACCTGGCCTACATCTATAATCAAAGAAGCTCTTAATGATCCTGATCATCAGTTTAATAAAATTGGTATAATGACATGGACTGCTATAGTTGCGTACGTTAGAAGTCAATCTATTGGCCGTGATACTATAATCGCAGATAATCTAATCAAAGCAACATCAAGCCAAGGATACAAGTTATCCAATGCACTTAAAGACCTTGGATTTCGTAAGTGTAAAACTGATGCAGGACAAGATAGAATAATGATAGATAAAAAGTTACATCGAGTTTGGGTTACTCCTGGTAAGAATGTAGACCGATTTAATTCCAGACGTGTTGGTAGATTACTACACAAAGAGAAAGTTGTATATGACTTTGATGAGGATTAAGAATATGAAAAAACTAACTGATGAACAAGCATTAGAGTTTGAAACTTTGTCAGAGCTGCTTTTAAAGTTCCTAAATGACAACTGCCACCCACACTGTAAAATAATTATAAGCCCTACTTCATCCGAATTAGTTGAAGGCCAAGTTGTATTAAATACAAATAAGTTTTTAAAGGATTAAGATTATGTCAGAAAGAAATGCAACAAAACTAGAAATAGAACAATGGATAAGAAATACTCCTGGGTTTGAGCCTTTAACAGAAGAGTTAATATGCATAAGCCCATTTCATAATCCTCCACAAGGACTATTCATTCCATTCGGAGCCCAATATAAACATACGTGTCCTAGTTGTGGGTATGAAATAATTATTAGATCTAATATTATAACATAAGGATTAAAGTTATGGAATTTAAAACAGAATTTAATTTAAAAGACCGTGTTTGGTATATGAAAAACAATAAACCAGTAGAAGTAGTTATTGCATCTATTGAAATTTTCCATGTGGATTCAAACCAAAGCCATATAAAGTATAGTGGAAAAGATGAGGTTAACCCAGTCAGTTGGCAAGACCATACAAATTTATTTGAGGGTAAAATTTATCACTCTAAAAATGAACTTTTGGAATCTTTATAATGTGCGAGATATGGAATAAGCGAATGCAAATCTTAGAGCAAGAAGTTAAAGACTCAGTGCTCAAATTATTTCAACATATGGGTGGAAGTGTTGGAAGTGCTTCAGCATGTAAATTAAAGATTGAAGGCACATCACCTGAAGTATTCATAGTTGTAGGTGATGTTAAAGCTATTAAACGATTTATAGAATAGGATTAAGACCATGAAAGCTAAATATATACGTATGCTTAATAGTTGGAAATGGCTTTATGAGTAAACTAATTGAATCATCAACAAGTTATACAAAGACTTCAGCTATTAATGAACAAATAGATGATCTAAAAACCGAACTTATATTAGCAGAATCGTATGATCAAGATAAATCTGATTTAATAGAAGAATTGGAATCTGGTATACGTGAGATATTCGCAAAGCGTGGTGAAGATAAACTCATTGAGGAAATATGTAACCGATTAATCGAAAGGAGAAACCTAATGGGTAGTCACTACAAAGGAATGAGAGCTGTATTTTTATCTGCAACGGTAGCTTTTAACAGTGCTGATGCTGTGGTGTTTAACTTCCGCAGTAAGCTTATTGAGCTTAGGGAGAAGTATGCTAAGGAAAACAGCGAACCTTATTATAGAAAGTTTGAAAAGAAAAGGAGACCTAAATGACTAATCAAAGTAAAAAACAAGAAGTTTTAGATGCTTTAACTAATGAGTACCAAACTGTTAGCAATTTATATAAAATAACTTATATAACTACATCTACTATAAGGACTCATTGTGAAGCTTTAGCAAAAGAAGGATTAGCTATTAAGTTTAGTATTAAAGAAGTCCCCAAAGGATTCGGTAAAACTAAGACTCAAATAATTGCTGCATATAAACTACCCGAACTTTAGAATATGTGGTAAACCATATATACGAATATTCTAATATATGATACATCTCATTTATTTGGCAAAAAGATTGTACATTTGAGATGTATCACACTATAATCTCTATATTATCTAAACAAACACAGGAATTAAGATTATGAGCAAAGATGCAATAGCAAGGTTAGAACATGTCTTAAAAATGAACTCTGATATAATGACAACCACTGGAGTTGCTTATATCGAACAAGTCATATCAGAATTAAAGGAACCTCTTCCAATAGCCAAAAACAGATATAAACTAATAGATCAAATCAAAGAAGCTTATGAAAGAATAAACCCACCT